GGAGCAGGTATTGGTGCTCTTGCTAGTGATGATCCTGTTAAAAGTGCTATTTTTGGAGGCCTTGGTGGTTTCGGTGGAAAAGCTTTTGGCATGGGTGGCGGAGGTGCCGGACTAGGATCTTTTGACCTTAGTAAAATTTTTGGCAATGCAGGAACCATGGCATCAAACTTTTTTAGAGGTCCACTAACAACTACAGCGCCAGGTCAGGCCAATCAATATGGGCAATCTGGTTTAGAGAGTTTACTTGGTGGAATAGAAAAAGCTGCAGGAAGTAACATAGGTAAGTTAGCTATACCTGCTGCTTTATCATTTATTACACAAAGAGCTTTACAGAAAGATATAGATGAACCAGCAGATATAAATGCATACAGATCTTTAATAGATGAAAAATATGGAGACATCACAGGGGGCAGTCCTTTTGCGAAAGATAGAATAAGAGGAACTAAATTAAATCCTGAGGATGGTAAATACTATGACATGGTTAAAGATGGTGAATATAAAAACTTTGAAGTAGATGAAGATGGTAGAATAACAAATTTAAAAAGTGGTGGTATAACAAAATTAAATATGGGAGGCAATCCTTTCATGCAAAGAAATAGAGTAAAAGGAAACTTTGGTGTTAGACGTTTAAATAGAGGTGGTGATGGTAAAGGTATCGCTACTTACTTTCCTAGAAAGTTCGGTCAAATAACAGGACCTGGTGGACCAAAAGACGATAAGATACCAGCTATGTTAAGTAATGGTGAATTTGTTTTTACAGCTAAAGCTGTAGACAATTTAGGAGGTCCTAGAGCTATGTATAACTTAATGAATAAAGCTGATCCTGAATCATCAAAAGGTAGAGGCATAATCTAGTGGCAGAAGCTATCACACAGATACAAAGAGAAGCTCCTTTTTTAGAAGATTTTAGAAGAAGATTACTACAAGGAACATTTGATTTAACTCAAACTCCTGGCACAGTTACACAACAACAGATAGCTGGCATGCAACCGCTTCAAACAGGAGCTATGGAAGGTATAGCAAGTATTTTTGGTTTAGATCCTGTTACAGGTTTACCAACGGGAGCGGGAGCTCAATACGATCCTGGTTTTGCTTCTGGTATTGCTAGTCTTAACCAAGCTACTCAACAATACGATCCTAGTTCTAGTAACTACAATCAATTTTTTAATCAATATCAAGCCGATGTAACTTCAGAAGCTCTTAAGCAAATGGATGAGCAAGCACAAGATGCAAGAAATAGACTTGCTGGTGATGCTACAATGGGTAATGTTTTTGGTGGTTCTCGTTATGAGATAGCTAGAGGAGAGTTAGAGAATAATTTACAAGACATTAAATCAAGAAGAATATTTCAAGACTTAGCACAAAACTTTGAACAAGCTCAACAAAAAGCTATATCAACATCTGAATCTGCTGCAGGTAGACAACTACAAGCGGCTCCTATGTTTGCTAACCTTGGAGTTCAACAAGCAGGATTAAATCAACAAGGATTAGGTCAATTGTTTAATTTTGGTCAACAACAACAAGCACAAAGACAACAAGAATTTAATGAACAGTTTAGACAAGATGAAGCTAGAAGAATGGATCCTTTCCAAAGAACAAGTTATTTTAGTGATGTGTTACAAGGTGTTCCTTCGGTATCACAAACATTAACTCAAAAGCCAATGCCTTATACTAATCCTACATTAGGAGCAATTGGCATGGGTCTCGGTGCATATGGTTTATTGAATCAAAGTGGAACAGGAACAGGATCTGCAACAAGCGGACCTTTTAGTATTTTTAGTTAGGAGATAAAATGGAAGACGATGATATCTTTACAGGTTTACCGGCAACAGGACTAACAGGAAGTAATTTAGATTTAACAATAGATCCAGTACCTACTCCACAGCCAACAGCTGGCAACACTGCTTTTCCTAAGATTTTATCTTCAGAGTTTTTTCCTGAAGCACCCACATTACAAAATCCCTCTGCAGCAGCAGCTTTTTTACCTTTCTTACTAGATGAAGAATCTTACTTATCAAAGTTTGCAACACCTACTTTAACAGATGAACAAATAGATAAACTATATAAAGATACTGATTTTAAAGATGAAAGGCTGTTAGCCTTATCACAATTTGGTTTTGGTTTACTACAGCCAACTGTGGGAGGTAAAATAGGCGCTTCTTTATCTGCAGCTACACAAGGTCTAACATCTAATCTTTCTAAAATTAAAGCAGCTCAAAGAAAAGAAACTAAAGAAAATCAAGTTGCTAAAATTACAACAAAAATGAAAAAAGATGCACAGGCTATATTAGATAGAAAAGGTGTCTTTGATGCTAACAGAACATTACTAACTTCTATTGCAGGTAAAGAATATGATGCAGCAATAGCTTCAGACAAAGCTAAAATGGATCTATACAGAGATCAAGTCAAAGCTGCTCAAACAAAATTTCAAGATTATCAATTAGAAGGTGTAGAACCAAAAAGAGTTCAAATAAGAATGAAAGGAGCTGATGGAGAAATGACAGATCCTTTTGATGCTTTTGTTGTACAATCAATCTTGGACGACGGATCATTATCTGCTCCTCAATATTACAAACCAACTAATGAACTAGGAACAGATGGATTACCTGTAATGGAATTAATATCAAATCCAGAAGGTATTATTGAAGTCAAAACAACTATCACAGGAGCTCCTGACGATTTCAATGTTGGAAAAAACGTTGCTAGTTTTCTAGATGTTAAAGGTGGATTAGATGTAACAGATAGAGCGCTTCTAACTCTTGATGCTTTAACCGCATCTTTTCAAGCAAAGCCAAACAGAGCAGGTTTCTTAGCAGGTATTCAAAAAAGATTTCAAACTTATGCTCAAATATTTTCTGATTCTTATAATTATCAGTTCAATGATTTTTTTAAAGAAGGTAATGAAAAATTAGGTATTGCAGAAGGAACTAAATTTCAAAGTTTATCTAGCACAATTAATATTTATTTAAATGATCCTTCTATTCAAGAAGATCTTAGAAACGGTGTACTCGATGAAGAAGATTTAGCAGCTTTAAGACAAGCAGATGCTGCTTTTGAACAATTAGGTGTAGTGGGTAGAGCTCAAATGAATGCTGAGTTAAATCAATCAACAGATAAATATGGAGTTCCTTTATTTAAAAGTGAGGAAGAAAAACAAGCTATATTCAATAAACTAGGATTTTTTGATACTGATCTTCCTGCTAATGAAGTTAGAGCTAACGCTATTATATATGCTATCGCTAGAGCTCGTAAATCTTCAGGAAGATTGAACTTGGATGATATTGAACGTGCTGCTAAAGATCTTAACATTTATGGTGACTCATCTGCAGACGTTTTAACAAAAATCGATGTGATTAGAAATGAACTGTTAGCAGCGCGTGCTGACAATCTAAGCACTATTCAATTAGTTTTTCCTTCTTATTACGAACAAATGTTAGAACAAGGATATGGTTCTTACAACAGAGATAGAATTACTAATATTGTACAAGAGACAGTGACACCTGAACAAGACACTAGTTTTTTACAAGATGGTTTTACCATAGACATAGATGGGGGAGTTACACAAAATAAATGAGCGAAGTAATTGGATCAGAAACAATACAATTTGATTTAAGTCCTTTTGGTGAAGGCCTTCCTACTATTCCTTTAAATGTTCCGAGCATGATTGATGGCATGCCCGCAAGTCAATTTCCAAGAAATGAAAAAGAAAGAAATGCTATTGATCAAATATTAATACAAGTACAAGGACAAGGAGGCTCTGTTCTTTCAGAACAAATGAAAGATAATCTAGCGCAAACACAGGCTTTAATTACTCAAAGACAAAATATGATTAATGATCCTGTGGGAACAATGCTTAAAGATAAAGCAACTGAAGCAAGACAACCAGGCGCTCTTGGTTTGGGAAGCGCACTTGGTGAGTTTAAAGATATATTACCTGGAGGAGAACCTTTTGAACCAGGAAAAATAACAGAAGGCTTAACTAATTTCGCGGCAAAAACTTTAGTAGGATCAGATCCTAAAAGCACTTTTTCTGATGTAGCTGTAATAGGAAGCGACATGGCTTTTGCTGGACAACAGATAAATGCTAGTAATGTTCCAAATGGTAATAGAAATTTAATGAAAACAATTTTTCAATTAACAAAAACAAATCCTGTTGTAGGAGGATCTACCATTGTAGGAGCAAACATTGCTGCAAAAGGGACAGGTAATGTTGTCTACGATATGATTAACGATGCAACAAGAGTTATAATGGGTTTACCAGATCCAGATGAAGCTTATAAAAAAGATGAACAACTAAGAAATCTTATAGATATGAGAGATGAAATGTTATTTTCAGGAGGAGCTATGGGCTTACAAGCAGTATGGCCTACAGTAAAAAGATTTGTGGGAAAAACTGTTTTAGGTATTGGAGAAGCTCAAAAAAAGATAATTAAAAAAGCAAAAGATTTAAACATTCCTATGAATGTATTTTCGGTTTCTCCTAGTGGTATGGTTCAAGCTGCAGGTAAAGTCATAGGTTTATTTCCTTTTGTGGCAACAAAGGCAAGACAATCACAAAATATTCAACAAGTAGCATTAGCAGAAAATATTAACAAAATTTTAAACAATCTTTCACCAATTAGTTTATTTTCTGATTCTTCTTTAGCAGCAACAAAAGCTTTTAAAACAGCTGTAAAAGATTTTACAGGCACTAAAACTCTTCTTTATAAAAGAGCATTAGACATTGGTGATAAGATAGGTGAGAAGTTTATACCAACATCAAGAATAAAAGAACAAGCTCAATTATTAGAAGCTTTAGTATATGGTCCACAAGGAAAAGCTGGATCAAAAGATATGCTAAAAATGGATATTCCTAATCAATATGATATTAGAACAGCCTCTGAAAATTTAAGGCAGTTCACAGGAGATGCAGAAGCTTTTCAAGACTCCTTAATCAATCTTCAATATTTAAAAGACGATTTTATTAGTGCAAGAGAATTTGATCAGTTACAAAAATTATTAAACAACATGAAAAAAGCTGCTGCTAAAAATGCAGCGATTGGAACTGATATGGCAGGAGTGGACGGTTTTACAGCTACTATGATTGAAACTTTAAATGATTTTGAAAACTTTAAAGTTTTAGATGATAAAGCTAAGGCAGGTTTAGTTCAAGAGTTTGGCGCTGCTATGCATTTAGCTAATGATTTCTTTTTTCAAAACAAAGATACATTTAAAGGAAGAACAAAACAAATTCTTGAAATGGCAGATAGAAATATTGCCAAGGCAACAGATGATGTAAATCCTGGTTTTTATACACCAGACTCTTTAACTAAAATACTTCTTAATGATGAAACAATGATGGCTCCTTATGCTATCAAAGAAATGAAACAAGCATTAGGAGATGATGCAGTAAAAGCCATAGCTCGTTCTTTCTTTGATGATAAAATTAGAGGAGCTACTAAATATATTAGTGGTGATGTAAAAGTCATAGCAGATGAAGCATCACTTGGTCAAAAAGTAAGTTCTTTAATTTCTGGAAAAGAAATAGTCAAAGGAACAAAAACTGCACAATATAATATACCTATTTTAGATGTTGATAATTTAAGAGACGTTTTTGGTATTAGTAACGTTAACAAAAAAGCTTCAATGATTGAAGTTTTTGGAGAAACACAATACAACAAAATAGTTGATGTGTTAGATTTAGCAGATCAAATTCAACAAACTTCTTTTGGTAGTGTTTCCGAATTTGTAAAAAGACGTGGTTTCTTAGGTGGTATTAATGCTGTTACTAATCTTGCCTTCGGTGGTATTGTAGCCGCAGATCCTTTTGGTAATCTAGGAGCTATCTTAATGGCTCGTTATGGCATGAGTAAATTAGCTGATCCTAAATTTTTAGATAGTGTAGCTACTGTAATGAATCCAGAGTTAGAAGATCTAGCAAAAAGACAAGCACTAATTAAACTAGGTCAAATGGCTTTTGATGATGTATCTGACAATAAAAATATACCTCAAGAAATAAGAGATAATTATGATCCTGGTAATCCTTTAGACGTAATGAAAATATTAATTTTTGGAACAAATCAAGCGTCTAGCTATCCAGGTAATGAACAAATGGTTATTGGAACAGATGATAATGGTTTTGCAAGTGGAGTAGAAGTAAGCACAGCAGCTCAAGATCAACAATTTAGTCCAGATAGTCAAGTTGCAGTCGATGATGTTAGTGCAGTAGAGTCTGTGCAACCACAAGCAAGTAATCAAGTAAATCCTTTTTTGAATGTTGACTTTAATCAAGTAGTTCAAGATACTGGTGTTGGCATGGGTAATCAAGCAGCAGCAAATTTAACAGATGATCAAAGAATAGCTCTAGCAGGTGGTGATTTAGATGAAGCTATAGCTTTAGGATCAGATAGAGGGGTAGTATAATGTTTGGTTTATTTGGTGGTAATAAAAATAAAAAAGCATTTGAAGCACAAAATAGAGCTACGTTAGCAGATAGAAAGAGCAGTCCGTTTGAACGTCAAGCAATGGACAAACAAATACTCGATTCTATAAAAACAAAAAGAGGTTTAGAAACTATAACTGCTAAAGATATTAAACGTGATTATGACACTGCAAAGAAGAATTTAGAAAATGTATTGGTGCGATATGGACGAGGTGCTCAAACATCTCCACAAGGAGCTTTTGGTGATGGTACAAGAGATTTTACTCCTAGTGATTTTGATAAAGAAGGCAACCTTATGTTCTTTACAGCTAAACCTCCTACCTTATCTCAATTAGCAGGTGATATAGGCAGAGCAATGCCTAATTTTGGAGTTGGTGCAGGAATCATGTCTTTGATAAACAATATTGGTAGTAAATTTAATTTAAATGATTCTTTTAAAAAATTATTAAATATAAAAAATGAAGAACAACAAGCTCCTTTAGGTGCTTTACAAAATTTATTAACTCAAAGACAAAAAGAATTATTTGGTTCAATGAATCCATCAATGAATCCAATTACAGCTCCTGTTATTCCAATAGTTAGAGAAGGACTAGAGAGTATTATGCCACAAGCAGTTATAGAAGATTTTTCTAATTTTGAGTCAACAGATCCTACTGGTATGGGCGCTACAGAAGGAGATATGAACATGGGAGCTACAGATCCTACTGGTATGGGAGTGCCTGAAGGAACTATTTATGATCCTACTATAATAGGCGGCAGACCTTTATTTCCTAATACTCCACCACCGGGCACAGAAGTTTCTCAAACTGATTATAATGAAGGTATGCAGATGGATAGACCTGACATCTTTAATGAAGAAGAATTAAATCCTATGTTAATAGGTGAAACTGAAACTAATAGTAATCCAGGATTTATGGGACCTGGCAAAGTAGACATGAGACCTTTTTATGATCAAGATGGAGCTTTAGTTTTTTCACCAGAGCAAATGGGTATGTTTCAAACCAATCAACCAGGTGGTTTTGGTGGCGATAACAATCAATTTCTAAATAGAAGAGATGAATTAGCAGGCAATGAATTTGTAAATAGAAGAAACGCATTGGCAGGACTTGCTTATGGTGGTGATGTAAACAGATCTGTTATGAACGGACAAAATGGAATGTCTGCAAGTGATAAAATTGATAATCGTATTATGAAAAATTTAGAGTTTCAAAATAAATATAACATGGGTGGACGAGCAATGTCTACTTATGATAAACTTAAATCAATTGCAAACTCAATAGCGGAGGGCTAATGGAAAAAGATTTTAGTTTACGTAATGTAGTATGGTTTTCTATCATACTTATTAGTGCAGGTAGTGTATATGGAATGATGTCTCAAAAACTTCAGGCTATTGAAAACAAACAAACAATGCTTGAAAAAACTATTTTACAAGACATTCCTGAAATAAAAGAAAGAGTTATAAGACTCGAAGTTCTTTTAGAACAAGCCATTAATCGAAAATAATTTTTCTAGCATCCTCGCCCATAACCTGACTAGCTAAATCAATTTTATTATTCAAAGCTTTAACAATTTTTTCATCTATTGTTCCCTCTGCAATTAAATCAACGTAAGTCACTTTATTAGTTTGGCCTATACGATGAGCTCTATCTTCTGATTGCATACGAACTTCTAAACTGTAATCATTACTATAATAAACGACAGTATGAGAAGAAGTAAGAGTGAGCCCATAGCCTCCTGTCTTTGGATTTCCGACAAAAAATCGGAGAGGGTTTTCATTATCTTGAAAATTATCCACAATAAACTGACGCTCACTATCTGGCGTATCACCGTAATATGACGCAACACATTCTTTACCATATAAATCACCTATTCCTTTCTCTATTGTTTGTATATCGTGTCTGTAAACAGCCCATATAATCACCTTACCACTTGTTTCTTCTAAAATATTTAAAAGTTCTTGTAAGCGATTATTTTTTAAAGGCACAACTTCTCCGTCATCTGATTTAAAATGACCGCAAGTAATTTGATGTAATCTAATAATTTGAGTAAGAACTGTGGGAGCACTCATCATTTTATCATTATCTAAAAAAGTCATGGCAGATCTTTTCATTTCTACATAAGCTTTTAATTGTTCTGGTGTCATAGCAACTGTTCTTTTTGTATATAGTTTTTCAGGTAAATCTAAACATTCTGATTTTAAAATTCTTGTTGAAAAAGCTTTAATTTTTTCTTGTAACTCATCAAGTCTTTGATATTTCACAATATGTTGAAACGAATGACTGCCCACGGATCTCTGAACAACCACAGCGTATCTAGCTCTAAAACTGTAATAACTTTGTTGATCTATTAAATAAGGATCAAGAAACTGTATTTGACTAAACAAATCTAAAGGAGACTTGGTTACAGGAGATCCTGTCATGATTCTTTTATATTTAGATACGTTAGCTAACTTTAAAATATTTTTTGTACGTTTAGCGTTATGATTTTTAATTGTAGTAGATTCATCTACACAAACAAAACCAGCTGTTCTAAGTAAAAAACTATAAGCAAACTGATAACCTTTAGGACTTTGAAAAGCTTCAACATTCATAATTAAAATAACTAAGTCTTCAGTTATTAAACTAACTTGAGCAAGATCTAGTAAATCTTTTTTCTTAGGTGAAGAAGCCCATACTGCACAACGATATTTAATATGATCAGGTAAATGAGTTTCTAATTCATTACGCCAGTTTCTTTTGATACCGTTTGGAGCTATAATTAAAGCAGAATTTATTTTGCCTTTATCATACAATATAGCCATATTATCAATAGCTACTTTGGTTTTGCCAGTACCCATCTCCATAAACAAAGCCCAGTTTTCTTTGTTCCAACTTTCATTTAATGCATCCAATTGATGTTGAAACGGTTTCGTTTTAAATCTATAATTCATAATTACTTTCTAAAAAATAATATTAATACTTGCAAAATTAAAAATCAAGAGGTAAATATAAGGATAGAAAGATGATAGAGAAAAGATCAAAAGTTTATTTAGTACAAGAAAATCCATATGTAAATGTTTTAAGTGCAGGTGAGTATGGAGATATTGAAATACTATTTGATAGTGGGCAACAAATCATGTTTAGCCCTCAACCAGCGATAAAAAAACTTAGAAGAAAATTAAAATCTTTCTGTGATGATGACTATCTTTTAATGATGGGAGATCCTGCAGCAATGGGTATTGCATGCTGTATTGCAGCTGATATAAATAGAGGTAGATTTAAAATACTCAAGTGGGATAAAAAGGAAAGAAAATACTATCCTGTTAGTATTAACATTAACGAGAAAGGTGAAATAGATGAGTCCGATAAACTTTGAAAGTGATGCAGTCACTGAAGTAAAACAAGAAGATTTAAAAAGCATATCAGCTTTATTACAAGAACAATTAAAATTAGAAGAATTAATAGAATCTTTAGAAGATACACTAAAGATGCAAAAAGAAAATTTAAGAAAACTTTCAGGTGAAACTATTCCAACAGCCATGGCTGAACTTGGACTAACTGCAACAGAAATGTTTGACGGATCGAAAGTAAAAGTAGTTGAAGATATTTATGTATCAATTCCAAAAGAACCAACTAAAGCACAAGAATGTTTTGAATGGCTAAATAATAATGGTTTAGGAGACATTATAAAAAATAGTGTCGGTATAAGTTTCGGTAAGGGAGAAGGCAACAAAGCCAAACATTTAGAAGAGTCCATAAAAGAGATGGGTCTTATCCCTGAGGTAAAAGTTTCAGTGCATCCTTCAACACTGAAGGCTACTATAAGAAAGTGGCACGAAGAAGGAAAATCTATCCCGGACAATAAATTTAATTTGTTCATCGGACAGAAGACTAAAATAACAAGAAAAACATAAAGGAGAACAAATGGCAAACGCAGTCAAGAAAAAAGAAGAGACAAACATTGTCGCTTTTGATCCTGGCCTTTTTGAAGAAGATGCTGGGAAGGGTCTAAGTAATTTAGGCGCTGACGATTTATCCATTCCTTTTTTACGAATTCTTCAAGATACGAATGATGAAGTAAAAAAAAGACATCCCAAATATATTGAGGGTGCGGAATCGGGTATGATGTTCAACACTTTAACAAAACAATTGTATGACGGTATAGAGGGACTACACGTGGTTCCCTGCGCATACAAACGTGAACTTATAGAGTGGATGGACAGAGGAAAAGGAACAGGAGCACCTGTAAATTTTCATCCAATTAGTAGTAACATACTAAGTCAAACAACAAGAGATGATCAGAATAAAGACAGATTAAACAATGGTAATTATATTGAAGATACCGCCAATCACTTTGTTTTGATATTAAACAAAGATGGAACATACGATCAAGCTTTGATAGCTATGAGTCGAACACAAAGAAAGATATCTAAAAGATGGAACTCTTTAATGCTTGGCCTTAAGCTAAAAGGTAAAAACGGTATGTTCAATCCACCATCTTACTCTCATGTTTATAAACTAACCTCTTTTGCTGATTCTAACGATCAGGGAACTTGGTTCGGTTGGGAAGTCAACCGAGTAGGTCCTGTAGAACAACAAGAGTTATACGAGACTGCAAAAAACTTTGCAGAAAGTGTTGACAAGGGTGAAGTAAAAGTTAAACATGAAGAGGAGAGCATGGATGCTGAAGATACTCCTTACTAACTAAATAACCAACGAGGGAATGGTGGTGCTGGGTTATAGGCCACCATTCCAAAACATGAATGAGAAAGATAATTAATGGACGACAAAGAAAAATTTATACAAATATTCAATGGTTTGCACAGAGCCTATGGACAAACACAAAGTCGTTCTAAAAACGAATCAGGTAAGATAGAAGCAAAGTCCTGGATTGAAAAAGAAAATTTAACAAAACAAAAATGGATTGATCATTTAGAAGGTAGAGAACCTAGTTTAGGTATCATACCCATTAAAGATGATAATACATGTACATGGGGAGCAATAGATATTGATTCCTATGATGGTCTCGATCACAAAAAATTAATAGATAAAATAAAAACAAAAAACTTACCTTTGATTGTTTGTAAATCAAAGAGTGGTGGTGCACATATATTTCTTTTTGTAAGGGAGCCAGCACCTGCAAAAGAAATGCAGATGAAACTTACAGAGATAGCAGCATGGTTAGGTCATGGCGGTTGTGAGGTATTTCCAAAACAAATAGAATTAAATTCTAAAGGCACAGGTAATTTTTTGAATTTACCATATAATCATCCAGAATATCCAACACGTTATGCCTTTAATGATGAGGGAGAGTCTTTGATTGAACTCAAAGAGTTTTGCGATTTCTATGATAGTAAAGTCATAGACAACATTCGTGAAATAAAAGTAGAGAAACCAGTTAGTCAAAACAATAAAGATGATTTTAAAGGTGCTCCACCTTGTTTATTGACTCTTGCTGAACAAGGCTTTAGCGAAGGATCACGGAACATGTCTTTGTTTCAAATGGGTATTTACTTACGAAACAGATTTCCTAATGAATTAGAAGATAAGCTTGATGAATATAACGCTAAATATTTTAAACCACCTTTACCTAGTAGAGAAGTTCAAACAATTTATAAACAAGTGCAAGATAGTAAATATTTTTACAGGTGTGAAGAACCTACCTTTAAATCTGTTTGTGAAAAAATTAGATGTCAGTCACAAAAATTTGGCATAGGCAATGCGGGTAAAGATGACATAACAAGTTTGAAGAAATGGGTTTCTGATAATCCTATGTATGAATTAACGCACAATGGTAAAGTTATAATACTTAGTGTCGATCAGTTATCTAGTCATGCTGAGTATAGAAAAGCATGTATAGCACAAGCAGATATTAGCCCTAGACCTGTAGCTCCTGCTGTGTGGGCAGATATGGTAGATGGTTTATTAAAGAACATGGGTGAAGGAGACTTTATACAATTGCCAGGTGAGGTATCACTAAAAGGTCAGTTCTTAAATCAATTACAAATATTTATAGATAATAATAAAGGTGCAAAAGATAGACAAGATGTGTTGTTAGGACAAGTATTTGAAGTAGAAGATGCTTTCTTCTTTAAACCACAAGTGTTTAGAGATTTTTTAAAAGCAAAAAGATTTAATAAAATATCTGATTCACATCAATATAAATTGTTTTCAGAGTTTGGCGGTAAAACAGCTAAGCTAAAAGTAATTAATAAGTCAGAACATGTATGGAAAATACCTAATAATATTCTAGAGACAGAATACAAAGTAAGCGAAAAAGATTTTAAAGAGGAAGATCCATACTAATGCATAGACACATAGTTATAGGCCCACCAGGAACAGGAAAAACTACCTACCTCAAGAATAAGGTCAAGTCTCTCATAGAGCAAGGTTTATGCAGTTCGAAGGAGGTAGGATATTTCAGTTTTACAGTGAAAGCTGCAGAAGAGATTAGAGACAGAATAGCACAGAGCTTTGGTCAAGATTATGATAAAGACGCTATGAAAGTATTATTCCCTTTCTTTTCTACACTACACTCGCTTGCATATAAAAGATTACAGCTAAGTCAAGAGATGATCATGGATGACTTTGATTACAGTGAGCTATCACGGATCACGGGTCATGAGTATGTCAACAAAATGAGAAAAGGTAATGGTGTCGATATATCTATGCCAACAGCAAAGAGTGAATATCAAGACATAATAAATTTAGCGTATGCGAAGTACCCTGACAAAGACAACAGATTAGATTTAGTATTCAAAGAAACAAAATTAAATAATTATGGTGCTCGTAAAATGATAGAGCAAATGGAATTAGATTTAAGAAAGTTTAAACAAGATAGAGATAAGTTTGAGTATGTAGATTATTTTACAGAATTTTTAAAAAGAAAAAATCCTCCTCAATTGAAATATTTATTTATAGATGAAGCACAAGATTTATCTGCACAGCAATGGAAAGTTGTAGATATGATACAAGAATATTCTGGTGCCAAAGAAACTTTTGTAGCAGGAGATGATGATCAAGCAATTTTTAGATGGGCTGGAGCAGATATAGAACATTTTATAGACATGGCTCATCCAGATTCTAAAAATACTATTATTCCTTTAACACAATCTTACAGAATACCACCTGAAGTACATCATTTAGCTACAAAGTTAGCAGGATCTATTTCTAAACGAATTCCAAAACAATATTTGCCAACGGATCATACAGGGAAGAGACAAATACACACTGTACGGTCCTTAAATCAAGGATTAGCGCATGGAGAATGGCTTATTTTGTGTAGAACACACGAAATTGTCAAGCAAGTGTGTGAATCACTAGAAATGTATGGTTGGTTGTACAAAAGGTATGGTCAGTCTGTTATCAGCTTTAATTATATTGAAGCCATCAGAGCATGGACTGCTTTACAAAGTGGTAAATCTGTTTCTGGAGTTCAATGTGACATCATTTACAAACATATGGACAGCACACGTATAAAAAGAAATTACGGTGTGTTCAAAGGTCAACATGATGGTTTGTTTAATCTTGAAACTCTTATTGCAGATTTTGGTTTAAGAGATTATATTAAGATATCAACTGATAAAGAAGTAAGTGTAAAAGAAATAGCTTGGTATGACATGTTAAATTCTAAAGGATTACAAAAAAGAATTAATTATTTACGTGCTGTAATGCGTTCCGGAAATAAATTAGATTCAACACCGCGTATTGAAGTCTCAACTATTCATGCATCTAAAGGTGGTGAACGACAGAAAGTTATGTTGCTTACAGATTTATCGTATGGTCCTTATTCTTCTTATACTGATAGTCAACAAGGTAGAGATGATGAAGCTAGAGTTTTTTATGTAGGTGCAACAAGAGCAAAAGAAGAATTACATATTGTACATAGAACTGAAGGACAGTTTGAATATGAACCAATATTTCATTATGAAAGGACAATATAATTGTTAACAAAAGATTTTTTAGATGAAGCCATTAGGCTTACAAGTAATGATCGTAACAAAGATTACGGTGACATATTAGAAACACATGAGAACATTGCTGCGTTGTGGTCCGCTTTCCTCCGCAAAACTATAACAGCTCACGACGTAGCAGTGTGTATGGCCTTGGTAAAGGTAGCTAGGTCAATGCACAAACAAAAAACAGACAACTATGTCGATGCTGCCGCTTATTTAGCAATTGCTGGTGAAATTAGTGAAAGAACAAAGTAACTGGTTTCCCAAAGTACATCGTATGCCCAGCGAATGGGTTATGCCAGATCACTTTCCTGACTTATCTGATTATGATGAAATAGCAATTGATTTAGAAACAAGAGATCCTGGTATTAAAGATAGTGGACCAGGTTATGTTAGGCGTTTAAAAAATTCAACATACGAAGAAGGTGAAGTAGTAGGTATTGCTGTTGCAGTAGACGGATGGCAAGCTTACTATCCCATCGCTCACGAAACACCGCCCAACATGGATAAAAAAGTTGTTGTTAAGTGGTTACGCAAACAATGTTCTTACTCGAATGTCAACTATATTTTTCATAATGCTTTTTATGATGTGGGTTGGTTAAAAACTTTAGATATTGACATTGCAGGTAAAATAATTGACACTTTAATAGCCGCACCATTAGTGGATGAGAACAGGTTTCGTTTTGACTTAAACTCATTATCAAAAGAATATCTACAAGAATCAAAAGCGGAAACCCAACTCTACGAAGCGGCTAAAGCATGGGGACTAGATGCCAAGTCCGAAATGTGGAAACTCCCCGCCAGTCATGTCGGACAGTATGCAGAACAAGATGCTGCCGTTACACTACGTTTGTGGCATTATTTAAAAACAGAAATTATAAAACAAGAGCTCATTAATATATTTGAGTTAGAAACAGAATTATTCCCTGTACTTTTTGATATGAAAATGAGGGGCGTAAGAGTAGATGTAGATAAAGCAGAAAGGGTAAAAAATGATTTACAGAAAAAAGAAAATAAAATCTTGGCTTCAATCAAAAAGCTCTCGGGTCATAATGTGGAGGTCTGGGCTGCGGCTAGCGTATCAAAAGCATTTGATGCATTATCGATTTCTTATGAACGCACACCAACAGGTCAACCAAAGTTCGATAAAAACTTTTTGTCAAGTCATGATAGTCCTTTGGCAAAGATGGTGGTGGAAGCCAGAGAAATAAATAAAGCAAGAACCACATTTATAGATACAATTTTAAAACATTCTATTAACGGACGTATACATGCAGAGATACATCAAATGCGATCCGATCAAGGAGGTACAGTAACAGGTAGATTTAGTTATAGTAACCCTAACCTTCAGCAGATTCCTGCTAGAAACGCTATATTAGGGCCAATGATAAGGTCTTTGTTTGTACCTGAAGACGAATGTAATTGGGGTATCTTTGATTACTCACAACAAGAACCTAGACTAGTAGTTCATTATGCAGCGTTGACTGGTAATAATACAGGAGGATTACCTGGTGCTACAGAGTTTGCTGAGGCATATACCACGGACCCCGGAACAGATTTTCATACACTTGTTAGTGATATGGCAGGTATTGATCGTAAACAAGCTAAGACAATTAACTTAGGATTGTTTTATGGTATGGGTAAAGGTAAACTAATGTCTCAGTTAGGATTAAACTTAGAAGATGCGTCTGATCTTTTAGCTACGTATCATGAACGAGTTCCTTTTGTAAAACAATTGATGAATAGAACAATGGCTTCTGCAAGTAAAAAAGGTTTTTTAAGAACACTTCTTGGTAGACGTTGTCGTTTTGATTTATGGGAACCAACAAATGAATGGGGATCAAAAGCATTACCACTTCCTGAAGCACAAAGAGAATATGGTGAGCACATGATCAAAAGAGCTTGGACATATAAATCTTTGAATAGATTAATACAAGGGTCTGCTGCTGATCAGACAAAGAAAGCAATGGTAGAATTATATAAAGAAGGTTACATAGCACACATACAAGTGCATGATGAATTAGATTTTAGTATTCATAAAGAAAGTGATCATGCTAATAAAATAAAAGAAATAATGGAATCATGTGTTGATCTTTTAGTGCCTAGTAAAGTTGACGTAGAGCTAGGAGATAATTGGGGTGAAGCAGGTGAGTGATATAAAAAAATCTTTTGATGAGTATTGGGCAGAAGAAGAAAAAATTATGAAACTAAGTTATGGAGTTTCAAAACATTGGCGTGATATGAGAAAGAATGGTAAGAAGCCTGCAAAAAAATTAGTTGATAGAGTAGAAGGTAGATTAAATGAAAAAAAGAATACACGTAAATCAACATAAGATAAGATCTAATATAAAAAACAAAACAAAAGATCCTGTAATTACAGTCAAGACATCTAAATCAAATGACTACGCACACGAGGTAAAAATACAAGGTCCTTCAAGAATAATTTATAGTCCTGATAAACCTTTATCCTGTGGTGCTAAAGTATGGATTGAAACAGAAGAAAAAGTTGTTTTAGATAATGGTCTTTGTATAGATAAGTAAAAAAGCCTTTAAAATAGCCCTTT